GTTTCGGTGTGCGCTCAAAAAAGGTAGGGGCCATACGATCGCGCTTACCGCTGTTGCATTTGATACAAGCTGCAACCATATTGGTCGCTTCATCTGTGCCGCCTTTGCTTATGGGTATCAAGTGATCGACTGTATTGGCTTCCTGTCCGCAGTAATGGCAAGTGAAGTAATCGCGTTCTAATACCAGCTTACGAACTCTTTGATAATAGGCTGAGTTGTATCTCTTGTGACTCAATGCCAGCCCTTAGTTTCAAAGTGATGTAATGCTTTACAACTGTCATCGTATCTATGACGTATGTATTTAATGGATGCTTTTATCTGACCTTGAGGGCTTAGGTCTCGATACCAAGTAGATCGCATTTGGCCCAGCCCATAGTGAGAGCCATTCCTAGCCTTTGGATTCCATCTGGACTCATAATGTATAAGCCAGTTAAAGCATTGAAACTCTCGCCAAGTAAGAAGGTTGTAAGCATATAGTTTTAAATTCATATCTGCTTTTGATGGCGTTGGATTTAATGTTGTGAGAACGGCAGCTGTTAAGGTCAAAGGTATCAACCGAAGACAAAAGGCGCCCCTAAGCGCTCTGCGACGGGCTGCCTTCGGGCCCCGCCTCGCAGGGAGTCTATCAAGCTTGTCAAATATCTTACGCATAGGTTTTCATATCATCTCACTATTCGGACAAGAATAAATACTATTTAACCCTCTAACTCCAATACTTTATGGAGATTTATCTCATTAGCCGCATCCCATCCAATAATGGCATTACGCAGCTTCTCTCGACCTTCGCCGTGAAACTTAGTCGTCAGGTAAGGCTCAGATTCGCTACCCTCTAACCAATCAACCGGTTCACCATTGGGATCAATAACTAACTCATCAACGTAATTAAATTTATCCAATATCGCATCAACCGACGACTCTCTTACCTGTTCAACTATTTCACTCGGCACATTGGCTTTCACCCATTCAACGAACTTCCTATCCGATTTAATAACCCACTTAAACTTCGGCTTGGTCGTTGTTATGTATGCAATTACTTCATCGCCTAATTCAGCCTTTACTCGATCAGCTCCGAGTTCATCCATAGCTACTTTGAGTTGTGCTCGTAGGTGGTCTTTAAGTGTCTTTGCTTGATCTGCTAATAGGCTAATTGCCGCTAGTTTGAGGCTTATTTCCTTGATTGTCATTTTGCTCCCTTACTTTCGCTCGTCTTAATCTGGTTTCTAATGAACTAAGGCTTATGCCCATATCTCGGGCGATAAACTCCTTATCGAAGCCCCACTCGAGCATCTGCCGGATATATCTGATTGAGTGGATTCTTCGCTTTATTTCTCCTTGCTCGCCCATCCGTCTCCTTTGAAATGGGTCGGTGTTGGCGTCCATACTCGCCACATCCGCACTCCACAATTCTGACAGATTACTTCTTTTGGAGCATCAAAGCCGAGCGCGACATCCGTAATTGCTTCACATTTATCGCACTTGAACTCATATATCGGCATCTATCAACCTCTCAAGAGTGGCGTTGCCATTCCAGTAGCGTTCCTTAATGCGCTCTTGCCCATCAGCTATCCGGCAGATTCGGCACTTAGCGTTCTTCATCTTGTAATTGCCACATTGGTCGCAGCGGCCTATTTCATCCTCTCGATTAATCACTCGATCTACTGGATCAAATAGGCGCTGCTCAAAACAGTTCTGACATTCCATTAACCAAACTTCATCGCCTTCGGTTATCTCGCTATCGTATTTAGTAATATAGCTGTGAACTGTCACTTTCTTACAAGGCCCGCATTTGAAAGGATGTGCGTCTTTCACTTTTGAAATACCCATTTACCATCTGATCCAATCCTCATCCATTTAGCTGGATGGCCGGATTTTGGTCTTGGGCATACCCAGCCGCGATATTCTTTACCTTCTTTTGTGCCTTGTTTAAGAATCATCGGGCCACAACCTTCAGCGCAGAGCGGCACTTCATCTACGACTTCCGCGCCGAATTCCGCTGCGATAGCCGTAACATCCCAGACAATCGGTTCAGGGTCGTTTGGTCTTGTCTCTTTGATAAATTCGGCGAGTTCAGGCTTAGTAGTTTGAATTGGTTTCTTTGCAGTATTACTTGGTTTCGCAAAGTATCCAGCCAAATTGAGAGCTCGCCCAAGAGAGCCAGTTTCCGCAAGTTCAAGAGCGTACTGTTTAGATTTACTTTCGCTGCTAAGTCCGGTTGTCCAAGCCGCACCATCAGCCTCAGTCCTGTAAAGCTCACATTTAACAATATAGACATCGCAGTTAGGAGTAAGCGATTCTTCAAGTACGTGAGTCTTAATCCGATAGTCTGGAAACGCATTTATAAACTCCTTTAGTCTGTCTTGCACACTTACATAATCATCAAGGTAATTTGACATTTAACTTCTCCCGTCCGGCGAACTCGTCGATCGCCATCTCTAGTTGTTCTTTTAATGACCAAAACGTTCCGTCCGGCCAGTTCTGCACCTCATCGGCGCAAGGTTGGCAATAGAACCGCACTTGAGCCTTTCGGATAGGTGTTTCACTTTGCACTTTCCATACAGCTGGCGTCTGGGCTTTTAAGTGCCAAGTGCCATCTTTCATTTGTCCATAACGGCTTTTACAAATATCGCACCATTGGTGCTGGTTATAGTTGCGAGTCAGACTCAACGTCATCCCAATCTTCTGGTGTAGAAAATCGGCATCGACCCAAGATAGCGGCGTATCCAATGAGATCGAGATACGAATCTTTGCGCTCTGGACTTTCCACCATTCTGCTGAGTTTCGTTGCGATAAAGATAAGCGATACGTCAGCTGGGTCTCTGAGCTGAATACCGAGCAGTTTCGCGATTTTGTAAATGCGTAAAAGATTGTGCCTCGGGTCGCCATATTCCATCCCCCTGTCTTCGAGGGTGTTACCAGCGTCCGAGAGCCAGTCACTTAACGATCTCTCTGACATTTAAACTACTCCGTCCTCGCTTATAACCTTCGTTAAACGCTTTGGCTTTGATGGCGACAATTGTGCGAACGCCTAAGTAATACACCGATATAACGGATACGAAAATAATCGCGTCATTGAACATCAGCGTTCACCCCGAATCGGTCTAGCCAATAGGCTGAGATTTCTTCGCGGCTTAACCGCCCTCTAACTGATTTTCTACCTAGCGATTCGATTGCATATCTGCGAATAATTTGGCCTTTAACGTAATTTTTACCGTCAGACCAAGCGCCAGAAGTAGAATCAAATCGAATTACTGTCGGGTTATTTATCATTTATTATCGCCCCCAACCCAAAGAAATCATATATTTTTCGCTGATCTCTAATTCAGATTCAGCTTGTAGGATTTGCGTCATAATTGAACGCTTTGTTTCGTCGCTATTTGTAGCGCTTTTCGCTGTCTGGAGAAACTCAATATGATTTAACAACTGAGTTCTGCGGACAATCAAGTGATTTAGCTGACTTGCTGTTTTCGTTGCCATTTTGCTCCCTGCCATCAAGACGTTCGCTTGATAACGGGATAAATGTATTTAATTAAATGGATTTATACAAGTAGGAGTTCGGAGTGTCGTATATCTAGAAAGCCACAAAGCTTCTCAACCTTGCCGCTATTGGCGAAGTCGGTCTTATCTGGAAGGGCCTTTAATTGCCACTCAGGCTCGTTTATAGCCCCTAAATCAAACTGATAGACCCCTTGTGGGGTGGAGTTGATATAAAGCGTCCTAGCGCCCGTTCTAGCCCTTATATCGGCCAAGTAATCCCACTTCTTCTTCTCAATCAAGAGTGTGGGGTAATGAGTGCGTCGGCATTTCATTTCGATATAAGCGTCGTGGGTGATGCCGTCAGCTCGGTCGGTCGCCGATAAAGGCGTCAAGTCCGGATAAACCGACTTGAGAGCCTCAAATAGCTCAACCTCGCGTAGGTAAATTAGACGTCTTCCTCGCCATCTTCCCACCCGATTTTTCTAATCGGATCTTGTGGGTCGATTACCCAGTCAGGCCAAGCGCTTCGATCCATAGCAAAGGCAAGAGCCAAGCCTTCATCCATTCCATTACGGCGACAAGTCTCGTAAATCTCTTTGCAAGCAATTGCCCAGAAATCTAGTTTGGTAGGCAACTCTTTAACTGTTCGGCGAGATTTAGCCGTTTTCTTTACCGGTTTCTTAACGCGCTTTCTTGTTGCCATTAGCCCCCACCTTCTTTGATAGGGCTAATTCTAACTGAGACTCCATTTTATCAAGGCGCGACACAATGGGGATATTTTCCAATTTGATAATGTAGCGCAGACCGGCAATAAGTAAGCCAATCGACCCAAGAACCGAAGCTATGGTGGCAGCTAAATCACTCGCCGGCATCGTCTTCTTCGATTTCTGTTATGTCGATAATATTGTCGTTGGGTTTTGTCGGATCGTATCCACCAATTCCGTAGGTAATAATTTTTGTCATTAGGACACTC